ATGGCAACCAAACTTGAAATTTTCAAGGCTCATCTCACCACATGGCTAGCTTGCCAGGGGGACCGGAAAAAGCGGGGCGAGATGATAAAAGAAATCTCCCGTATCGCTAAAGTTAATCCCAAGTCAGTTGGTCGTTCGTTTAGGCGCGCGCAAATGAAATCTAGGGATAAAATTGAACGTCGAGGTCGAAAAGTAATCTATGGCAAAGATGTTGACGCGACTTTGCTAGATGTTTGGCAGGCGGCAAATTGTCCTTGCGGTGAAAACTTACATCCTCTAGTTAAAGAATATGTAGATAATTTCAAAAAGCTTAATCGTTGGCAACATTGTCCCCAGGCCACCAATCAACTGATTACCATGAGCTTGGGCACCATGAAAACAAGAGTTAAGGCTTTGCGTTGGAAATATGGAATTAACAAAGGCAGGAGTTCTACTAAACCCTCCGCCTTAAAAAACATTATTCCAATTTTTAAAGGTCCCTGGGAAGGCCTTAAGCCGGGACATGGTCAAATTGACACTGTGGCCCATTGTGGTGATTCCTTGGCCGGAGACTTTGTTTTTAGCGTTAGTTTCGTGGATTCTGCCACTTATTGGGGGGTAAGGCGAGCTCAGTGGAATAAAGGACAAATGGCTACAAAAAATAATTTAATGGCTATTAAAAATCAATTGCCGTTTGAATGGATTATGGCTCATCCGGATACGGGATCAGAGTTCATTAACTGGCTGGCCAAGGATTGGTGCGACCAAAATGGAATTAAACTTACTAGGTCTGAACCAGGCAAAAAGAATGATAATATGTTTGTGGAAGAAAGAAATGGTCATGTAGTTAGAAAATACCTGGGCTGGCAGAGATTAGATGCTAGTCCAAATATTGTAAAATTAATCAACCAATATTATCATTATTTGGATTTGTATCTTAATCACTTCCAAGCGGTGAGACGCACCCTCTCAAAAGAGAGGGTCGGGGCAAAATACAAAAGGATTTTTGAAAAAGCAGCTAGAACCCCTTACCAAAGATTAATGTCTTGCACAGATATTGATCAAAAGATAAAGAAAACAATTAAATTAGAGCATGAATTGCTGAACCCCTTACTGCTTAAAGAAAAATTGGACCATCTTAAAAAGAAAATATTTGATTTTCAAAGGACTCGTTCTAATTAGAAATCAGAGTAACCGGAATTATTATCTATTTATTTGATTACGGTAACCGTTTATTATTATCTATAGTGCAGCTAAGCCAAAAAATCGCATAGGTTAGCAACAATTGTCCATGGCAAAAAAATATTGTATAATATTTAAACTACTGCCAAAACCTAACCCAAAAGCCTCATGCTCCAATATGCTTCAAAACTAAAAGAAAAAATGCTCGAGCTTACGAGGCTTTTTTGTATAGAACGCAGTATTTTCCAAAAACTGGTGATAATATACCAATATATACGCCTCCTCAACAAAGACCCTCTGGCTAAAAGCATCCTCCAAAAAATCTTTGATGACACTATTAAATCGGTCGGCGTGAAAAACGCCGACTGTTTTGACGAAAATGAGTTTTTAGATGTCAGTGGCGAGGCCATATTTACCAAGGATTTTTGGCAGTATTTCTCTAATTTAGAAACAATCCACAATCGGATGAAAAAAATGAAAGACTGCCAAGCTTGCGATAAAAGCCAGTATTCCAAACTGCGCAAGTTGTTTTCCAAGCCCTACTCCAAAGCCATGTTTAAGCTGTCTTTTGAAGTAATCAACAGCGAGGTGTTTGAACGAATGGATCAGGAGTGCTTTTTTAGTAAAAAAGCGGATAAAGTCTGGTTTGATGAAAAAAGGAGTATTTTGTATATTCAAGACAAAAAAATACTGATAAACAAGCAAAAAAAGATAAATGACTCGCATAAAATACTAAAATATATCTTTATTACCAACAAAAACAACTTAACCGATGATTTTTTCTTTTCAGAAATTGCCTCGGATGAGTTTGGCGATTTTGAGTATGCTAGCCGATCTCGGGGTTGGGAAAAATACCGTACTGCCTGCCGGCGATTACAGGATAATATCCGTAAGCAGACAAATGGCATTATCGGTGATTTTTTAATCTTTAATACTGGCAAGACCGGAAAAGTGAAAATAAACAAAAAATATTTATAGGTCAAAAATGGCCAAAAATATAGCCTAAAAATCCCTTAACTCTGGGATTTTTTTAATTATGGCCAAAATTTTTGACCCACTTTGGCCATCATGATTTTTCTAAAATAGCTATGCGAGAATCAAGCTCTCGCACTTCGCAAAATAAAGGTCGATTGCGAAAATTAATTCACAAGAGCTAAAACCAAAAACTATGTTTAAGGTAGTTGGCACTCTCAAGCGAGATGCTATCAGAGAATGGACTAGCAAATCAGGCCAGTCCGGCACATCAAGAGAAGTATATATCCAGCCCGATGACGGTTTATATCCGATCAAGGTAAATATCAACGACCAAGATTTGGATATTGGCGAAGTTGGCGAGCCGGTTAATCTTGATGTGGAAATCTTTCCTTACAAAATAGTGGACGGAAAGAGAAAAAGAGCTTTTGTTGATATCTACATCCCTAAACAAAAATAGGATATGAATTGTTTCTTGGTGAGCAAAAAATTACAATCATTTGTCTGCCAGCCAACCGATATGACACTGGATATATTAAATTATTTCAGCCAGTTAATCATTGTCGGGCTTGGCGTGGTATTTGGACTATTGGTGGTTTTAATCATGCTCCAAATATTCAAATCTTAATATGAGTGGATTTATCAACAATTTGTTTGCGGGTCTGGGGCAAAGTCTGATCCTGCCCCTAGCCATATTCATAGTCCTGAGCATTTTTTTAGCGGTAATAAAAGGCAGATAGTATGTGTTCCATTGATGTTTACTTGGCCAACTCCTGCTACATTGACGATTTTGCAAAAGTCGGTGAAGTTTGGGGAACAAGCATAGTGCTGGGTATTGTTATTGGAACAGTGGTCGGCGTACTAGTATTATCGGTTAGAAAATTTAATTCTTAACAATCAAGACTATGATTGAACGAATCAAAGTCCTATTCTCAATGACCCGAGTCAAGCTAGCCGTGTCTTCTGCCCTAGCAGTTGCCGGCGCCTTGATTGGTTCAAACGCTTTTGCGGCCATGGATCCTGAGGTGGCTTCCACCACCCAGCAAATGGTCTTCACCATGAAAGACAATGTTGTAGGAGTAATTTCAACTAACATCTCGAATATCGTGATTGTCGGTGTAATTATCTTCTCTCTTGGCTTCGTGTGGCGTTTGTCCAAACGGTTTATGAAATAGGCACGGCGGGGGCTTGCGTCAAAACAAGCCCCCGCGCAAAAACTAATAAATTTATGAAATTAAACAAAATATTACTGACAATTTGCTTCAGCTTTCTTTCCAGCCTGTTTTTGTTTGACCAAGCAAAAGCAACCTCTACTCCGCCTGTGGGCGATGTGGCTGATTTTACGCCTTGGTCTAACTGGCCTAATTGGATAATACGCTATGGAACTGAAACCGGACGAGGGCAAGTATTTAAAACTTCGGGTAATTCTTCGGCTATTCAAACAGTAGGATTAAAACTGTGCCGTCGAGTGGATTTTACCAAGCCAAAAACTCTAACTTTGTGCAGTTCAGCACAAAACGGATATTATGCTGGTTGCTCAAATCCAATAGCAAACAAGACTTATACGGCAAGCGAGTTAAACGCCATGATTCCTTACGACGCCAGTGGTTGTCCGGGATTGTATGAGGGTGGAAACGATAACGGTTTGTATTTTAAATGGGTATATTTCACTTTTGACAATGCTGTTTCAATAAATAGTTCAACTTCATATTTCTTCCTGCTTGGCGGTTCAAGCAGTGCGGATAATGAATATGATTCAGTTTTAGAATCAATGTCTAATAACTGCAACTGGAACGGCTCAAGCGCGGACTATACCGATGGCCAATCATATTACTACAGCGGAGCCACTAGGCACGCTGATAGTCTGGGAGCTGTCTGTGATATTTTGTTCAAGGTATTCAGCGGTGATCCCGATCCAACACCATTTGCCATTACCGATCCGCAATATGACGACCCGTATGAAAAAGAAACTTGGGTAACGGTGACGGGAACTTGCCCGACTGACGGAACTAATCAGATTGCTTTAACCACGAATTGCTATTCGTTTGACAATCTTAATTATGATGTGAATTGTACAAGCAATACTTTTTCCGGACAGATATATATGGACGGCTCCAAAAATCAAATCGCTGCCGTTGATAAAAGCTCTACGGCTCGCGATTGTGTAGCCTATGATAATTTAATGGACAGCGTAAGCGTACGAGGAATTGAGATTATTGAGGGCTATCCGGACGACTGGTATTTTAATTTTAGCTATTACGACGACTACGATATTACGATTAAAAAACCGTCGTTTGAAACTTCGTTAATCTTGCCGGCCAGTTCAACCAATTCTAATTTTACTTTTGCTTTTACTTATCCGGCTTCATCAAGCCCGAGCAATCTTAATTTTCATATATCTCAATATGATAAAAATGGAATTCTGCTTAATGGCAATTATTACGACAAAAAATTAGACCAAATGACTGACACGCAAAATCATATAGTTGGCATGTCAGCTTCTTCTACCCAAACCCTGCACTATGTCGTCCAGCTAACCGAAAATGGCGAAATGAAAAGACAATATCCGTTTTTCATTATAGTTTCTGAATTGGACTTTGTTTTTAACAATGATGATACGGGGTTTTTGTTTCCAAGACTGATAAAAGAGTTAAAGAAAAAAGCAGTATTCAATTACTTCTTTACTTTTTACGACGGGTTTTACAACCTGTTCAACGGCCAGTCTAGCTATGCGACAAATACAGCCATGGATATATCATTAAAATCAATGTCTGATGATGGCAAGTATGATTTAGAAATGAAAATATTTTCATTCTCTGATCCAATCGTTAAAAAGTTTTCTGATGGACTTCGTCCATATATTACTGCCTTTTTATGGCTCATATTTGCTTTGTATGTAGTTTTACGAATAGCTAGATTATTCCATAACCACTCTTAATATGTTCAATATCATTGAAACAATCCTAATTAAAGTATTCTCAATACTACCAGACGCTAATCCTAGCAGTTCAGTAATACTGGCAGTAAACAATGCTTTTGCCACGATTAATCCGATGTTTGCCAAGATCAACTTAATCTTTCCTGTATTTGTCTTATTCAAAATCTTTTTACTGGTATTGTTTATTGAGATGACATTATTCTTGTTTGGTCTAGTTATGCAGATTGTTAAATCAATAACTTAAAAATCTATGATCACAATTATCACCGGAAAACCCGGAGCCGGTAAAACATTATTTATGACTTACAAAGCTTTGGAAATGATTAAAAAAGGCTATGATGTTTACGCAAATTGGAAATTAGATTTTTCAAAGTATGTGGAAAAGAAAAAACTAGATAAAAAGAAAACCAAGTTAGGCAAGGTATATTTCTGGTCGGAAATTCCCGAACTCCTGCATATCAAAGGTGGGCAAATATTTATTGATGAAGCACAGGGGTATTTTGACTCCAGAGAATGGCAAGAAATGCCTCCTAGCGCGAAACAAAAGTTTTCTGCTCACCGTCATGATGTTGCCAAAGACAAAGACGGCAATATTATTCCCCTTGATGTTTGGGCTGGCGTTCAGCACGCCGGTAATATTGATAAGCGAATAAGAGATTTGGGACAAGAATATATTGAGATTAGAAACTTGTTTACTTTTCTTTTTATGGCCTCGCATTTTGAACTGCGGGATTTAAAAGAAGAAATTGTCAAGCGAGTGGCATTAAAAAGAAAATTATTTTTGTTTAGCAAAGCCAAAGCCAACTGCTACAACACGCACGAGGCAGTTAATTTTATTGAATATTCTGTCTTTCCATTTCATCGAGAATATCCCAAAGAATACTCAAATCATAATAGCGGGCTAATACCCGATAACAACCATACTCCTAATTACTCAAGAATTGACAACGCATACAAAAAAAGGAGCAGATCCCGTTAAGGAAACTGCTCCCGTCTTGTTAGTTAGCCGAATTGAGCTTTTCAACTTGGCGAATATAGAAAAGGTTAATCTGCTTAGGATACTGGCAGATTATTTGTCCCTTGTCGTTTTTTTGTTCAACAACAATAAACGACTTTAAGGCCTTTTCGCCTTTCTTAACTTTAAAACCATTGGCAAGCCACTGTTTAAAAGTTAGGCAATTAGATTTTGGATCATAATTGCTCGCTTCGTCATCTCCCCAACGGGAAATGATTTGGCTGCGGACGATATCAAAGGTTTTCTTTGAACCTGTCCAGTTAGATTTAATTTTATCCATAGGATTAAAATTACGGCCAATAAATTATATCCGTTTGGCAAGGCCGTTTTACCGCAACGAACAAAGATTTAGACAGCGTCTGATAGCTTGCCATAGTCATAGGTGGAGATTGATAAATACTACCTTTACTCTGGAAAAGCTGACGCTAAAATACTTTGCCCTGATGCGGTGAAAACGAAAGTTCAACACTTATTCTTTTTTTGCAATTTTTAATCAAATTTTTAGGCAAGCAAGTTTTTTTCGCCGGTCTGCCTGACGGCGAAAAAAAGTTGCTTGGAAATATGATTTAAAACAAAAAAAGAAAGGATGAAAAGCGGTATCCCTTCTTTAACTTGATTTAGTATATATATCTAGCGATGAAAACCAAGGTTCAAATTCTAATAAAATTAACAATAAAAAATATGATACAAGTATATAATTTTAAACTAATTAAGTCTGGAAACGAAGTTGAAGTCTATCAATACAAAACTAAAAATATGGTGCGCGGATACAAACGGCGTGAGCGTCTAAAAGAGATTAAGCAAAAGCGTGATATTGAACAATTGAACATGGAAAAATACAAGGAAGAATTAAGCGAAAAAAAATGTCGGAGTGAATTTTCTATTGCCCGAACTCGTTCAACTATCCGCCGAATAATCAATGCTAACCCGCAGTTAAAAAAGTTTTTAACTCTTACCTTTGCCGAAAGTATGACTGATTTAACAACGGCTAACCGTCTGTTTAATCTAGCTATGAGGCGAGTGGTTCATGGTAAACCAGAGTTTCAATATATTGCTGTAGTTGAGTTTCAAAAAGATGTTGACTACTTTGGACAAAAGAAGCCTGACGGTGGATCAATTCATTATCATTTACTTTGCAGTATTAAAACCATACTGGAAAGGACTCAGTTTGAATGGGAACGCTGGTTTGCTAACAGATATTGGAAAAACGGCTTTGTGAAAATTGAAGATGTGGACGCGGTAGATAATCTGGGAGCGTATTTTTGCAAATACTTGGGCAAGGATATGTTTGACCCGAGAATGTTTAGAAGAAAAAAGTTTTTTCGCTCTCAAACATTAAATACTCCGATTGAGATGACTGGTTATGAGGCTAGAGCATTCTTTGAAAAAAACCTAAAACAGTTAGAACCAAAATTTAGAAATAGTTTCAAAACTCAATGGGCTGGTGAGGTGGATTACAAAGCCTATACTTTAGGAAGTGGTACTAATTATGAAACGTCATGATTAGTAAAAAATTGACAATTAAATTGCAAAGGATAATTAAGACGGAGTATGGAGTTGATTTATCGTTTGCCGAAGCTGTAAGGATTGGTAATGATTTGGTGGATTTATTTGAAACCCTCGCTAAAATGAACTTTGATGTTAATTACAAACCAAGAGGCTTGAAAAAAAGAATAAATATGTTAAAATAG